ATTGTAAATGAATATTTTCCTGCTGCCATTGTTTTACGTTTTTATAAATAAATATGTATGTAACTATGTTAAGATTCTAATATTTTTATATAGCAATTACTTCGTTTATTGCTACCTACAAGTGTTACATAATATCTAATTCAATACCGTACACTTAGTCTCTGTATTCACTGTATACATTGAGTATAGGTTCAACAATTTCATGGCGGTGATTGGTTTTAAGAATATGAATTTTTACACCTTTCACATTTTCTTCCAATCGTGTAAAGAAACTAATACCAGAATCTTTTCTATTCTTTAAATCAGTTTGACTCATATCACCGCAAAATACCATTTTACCGCCTCGGCCTAAACGACCCAACATCATCTCGGTTTGACTATGTGTAATATTCTGGCATTCGTCTACAATAACATAGGTATTAGGAAATGTTCTACCTCGCATGAATGCAAACGGAACAATTTCAATTTCTCCATTTGCTACCATTTTATCTACTTTCTCTTTGTTGTATAAAAGATATAGATTGGAATATACAGGAGCTAACCATGGATCCATTTTTTCTTTTAGATCGCCTGGTAGGAATCCAATATCTTCTTTGGCTACCGTAGGTCTTGTAATTACAATCTTTTCTATTTCACGTTTAAAGAACATGTCTAAGGCACATTGGCAAGCTGCTAATGTTTTACCCGAACCGGCTTGCCCTTTCAACAATACTACTGGATTATCGTAAATCAATGCCTTCGCTAACTTTTGCTCTTCATTTAATTCAATAGCAAATTTAATAGGATTCTTTGGTTTACGCTTTTCATAGTTTGACAATTTAACTGGATCCATAACCTTTCTCCTTTTGTATAAATATCCTTTGAAAAGTAAAAAGGCGACCGAAGCCGCCTCTTTACATAATAAACAATTATTAATTATTAATTAACAATTATAGGGTATTCAAACCACCTACATAGATCTTACCGTAGAATTCTGGACGAACCATTTTCTTAGCGTAACGTGTCATGACACCTTTTCTTGGTGTAAAGTTCGTTGGATCATAAACAAGTGGTGTCATCATCAACGGGATATATGGAGCATATACCGCACCAGTCTCAAGGAACTGACTTCCACGGTATCCCAATAGGATAGCGTTCTCAGTCATATATGGGTTTTTATAAACCTGGAAACGATTGTTGATCGCACCAACTTTTTGTACACCCATAGCAAAGTTCATTTTGTTACCGTCAGTATCAGCAGCATATCCTGGGATAGACTCTAGAATAGTTGCTACGGTTGGAGAACATACTAAGAAGTTCGCTCCACCACGCATTGTCAACTGATGAATTTTGTTTGAAATCTTTTGGATTTTAGTTCCTAAAGTTTGGAACCAAGTTCCTTGGTTGTATGCCAATGCAGAAGCACTAGTGCTATCTAAAACAAATGTATTGGTTGCACTATCAAAAGTAAAACCAACTTTTGCTGACCAATAATCAACTGATTGAGCATTTTGAATCAACATGTCTAAGATTTCTAAATCAATCTCTTGAGAAACATACTCAGACAACATACTAGTCAATTCAGCTTCAGCGTCAATTGAATGGTAAGCGTTTAAGTCTTGAGCGAATTCAGGAGACCAAATTGCCTTTAACTTACGTGTCTTAGCAACGATTGCTTCAGAACGAAGTTCCAAGTTAATTTCTGGAATGTCTAATGAACCAGCGCCAACACCACCACCGTTAGCAATTCCCGCTCCAGCAAAACCTTGCGTCGCAGTTGGATCTTCAAAATCACCACGAGTTGTATCAGTAGGCTGCTTATGGAAAATAACAATTGGGTTTTGGAACGCATTAGCTGGAGTAGCATCTAGTGCAGGGTCAATCAAGAAATCAATGTGACCTTTGTCCGCTGAAATTTTAGTAAACTCAGGATAGAATCCAGTTAAGTTAGATCCACTTACATTAAAAGCACGAATACCTTTTGAATCAAATCCAGAGATAGATCCAGTTGGTACAGAAAGGATTTGGAATCCTGACAATCCATTAGCTACAACTGAAGCAGAAAATTCTGCGTTATAGTTAGTAAAGTAGTCAAACGCTGCTTGGGTCATTGCGCTAATTCCAGAAGTAAACGCGCCAGTACCTACAGCTATAGAACCAGTACGATAACCGGTTACAGCAGCAGTAGTGCTTAAAGCAGCAACAGACGATGAATAATCATTTGTAGAATATCCAAAACGACCTGCACCATAAAGACCTTCTGTTGCAGCGCCGGTAGTACCACGATCTGTATCAGTTACACCGAATACAGAATCCATTTGTGAAGCACGACCTTGACCAGTCAAGAAGTCATTACCGAAACTTGGGGTTCCAGTTGATCCTTGCTTGGTTCCATATTTGAAATCCAAGAAGAATACAAGACCTGATGGTAGATTCATTGGCTGTACACTAACGAAATCTTTTGCTGCAATTTCAGCAAAAATACGACGTACAAGCGGTAAAGCTACACCTGCCCACTGCTCTGCATTAGAGTCAGTACCAGTTTGGTTAGCTTCAGTTACAAGTTGCTTAGCTTGGTTCTCTAAAAGAACAGCCATGCCCTTACGTTCAACCTCATTTGCTAGACCTTCCAAAAGACCGGTTCTTTCCCACTTCTTTTCAAGTGCGATAGATACAGCGTTTTGATTGGCATTTGCATTATGAGGCAATAAAGAATTTAAATTCATTTTTTTTCCTCTTTGTTAATTAAAGATTAGCTAATTTTTTCCAACGAGCCGCTAATGCAGTGCTTTCAGAAAGAATTTCTTTCTTTGGGGCAGTGCTACGTACTGGTTTAGAAGCATAGCTTTCTTTGATGTTTTGTTTTTTGTTGCTTTTAGAAACTGTCAATGATTCGCAGATTGTGCTAAATACTAACTTTACTTCACGCAAATTTGATGCGCGATCAAAGTTTTCAATAACTTTCATCTTTTGAGATTCATTTAATTCAAAGTTTCTAAACAACTTGTTTGAAAATAATAACTTTGCATTAAGAAGATTAACTTCGTTGATCTTGTTTTTCAAGAATTTGATAACACGATAAGCTTCTTCTACTTTCGCAGATTCTTCTTCATCCTCACCTTCACCCTCTTTAACAACATCTTCTTCTTCGTCTTCACCTTCAGCCATAGGCTCTTCTTCCATGTCCTCATCACCTTCAGCTTCGCGTAAAGCTTCGATAATTTCTTCAATTGAAATGCCATCATGGTCACGTTTTCCAGGATCTTCTGTACTAGATGAAAATTTGTCAACTTTGTTATCTCCGGCGCCGATATCAGAAGAATCTACATCTTCTTCCATTTCTTCGTCATCAGATCCTTCAAGTTCACGAATGATTTCTTCTAGATCTAGATCATCCTCTTCTTCGTCTTCTTCTTCAAGCTCAGCATCTTGTTGAGTTTCGGCTGGAGCGGTATCATAATACTCTTCAGCACCCTCTTCAGTCATTTCTGGCTCTGGTGTTTCCATTTCTTCTTCTTCGTACATATCTTCTTCTTCAGCTTCTTCAGCTAAACGAGCAGATAACATAGATTGAAGTCTTGGTGTAAACGCTTCTTCTAATGCAATTTTTGCGTTTGCTAATGCAGTTTCGCGTACAGCTTTGGCATCAGCAATTGCTTCTTTTAACAATTTATTCATTGTTTTTCCTCGTATTTAATTTGGAAATAAGATTATTGGAATCTTAATAGAAATATAAAATAATTTAGAGTGACTATATATTGAGATATAGTATCAAGACAAATATAAATATGGTAGATAGTAGAAAAGATGCCATTATAGACATCTTTTACTTAAACTTTTTTTAAAGCAGTTCTTTACGGGTTATTTTCCGTATACTTTTTCTGCAGATAAGCACTACGCTCTCTGTTTGCTGCATTAAGTTTTGAAGGCTTTATATATTCCGTACGGTTTTTCAACTCAGTTAATATATCAGAATCCTTAAGCATTTTTTTCCACTTACGTAAAGCGAATGAAAGATCTGGTTTATTATCAAAAGGTAACTTAGTAACTTTAACTCCTGTCATTGAACCTGGAATAATGCTTTCAAAATGTTTTTGTTTTTTACTCATAACTATTTATTTTTGTTTAATATATAAACAATTTCTCAATAAATCAAATTTATTTTAAAGCTTCATTAACTTTATAATACTTGCTAAGTACTGTACCCATATCTTCATATGCAGCTTCTAAACGTTGTTGCATACCCGACATTTCCATAGCAGTCTTTTCAAATACTTTAAAAGCTTCATTCATTTGTTTCATATGGCGTGACACTGTAACATTATCAAACCAATGTTCCGATTCTTCAATAGTCAAGTTTTCAGCAGTACCTACAATACTTTTTAATGTTTCAGCTACTTCTTTTAATCCTTGTGCACGATAAATCATTTCTCCTAGTTTGTGATACTCTGATACTGCGCGCACAAAATCTCTTTTTTGTTCAGATGAAACTTTCTTTTCTTCATCACTGCCAACATTTTCTTTAAGAATGTTTTTCAATAATTGCTGTTCAAACTTTTTCATTATTTTAATCCTTTAAGTATTCTAGTAATACCAGTTAAGTTTTTTAATGCTGCAGTCGAATAACGACTAAACTGCACATATCGTTGTTGTAGACTTGGATCAGTTGCTGACAATTCTTCTAATTTAGTTTGTGCATCTAATAAAGCATTTCGTATTTCTTTGGCCATATCAGTAACTATATCAAACTCTGTAGTATCTACTTCTACCGGCTCTTCTATACTTGCATCTGCTGTCATAGAATCTCCAGGAACATCTTCTTCTCTAACTGGTCTTCTACCCATATTAGGGCTAAGGCCAATATAGCCTTCAGTCAATTGTTTATCATTTGACTTGGACTTACCGCCAAACAATTGAGCATATCGTTGTTTTAAATCTGTCATTTTATTTCTTATTAAATAGTAATTTCACTAGGAATGTTCCCGAACAAGTCAGGAATAAATCCTGTACCTCTTTTACCGATTGAATTAAATGGTCCGTACAAACTAGCATGTGATGAATCAAATAAGCTATTGAAAAATTTCTTACCATTTTTCGGATTACCTAACTGTGCATTTGCTAATGGAGATATATTAGTACCTAATATAGTACCAGTGCCCAATTGACCTGGATTGTTTGGTCCATACACTGAACTATGAGCTAAATCTACTAAACCGTTATTTTTCTTTGCCATAATTAGAACTCCATGATTATATCAGAAATAAGTCGTTCAATAGTATTGTAACGATTACTTGCCGATTTGTTTATTGATTCATTTACAGGTGAAAGGAACGCGCCATGGGTCGATGGATTACTTACAAAGTCAAATGCAATTAATTCAAAGTCTGGTTGAACTTCCATTGCCTCACTCCCTTCACGCATAACCTCTTTAACAGAGCCTAATCCACGTGAACTAATTCCTAATTTAATTCCGGCTTGGAATAATGACTTAAGAATATTTCCGGACGGTGTAGGCAATACTTCTACTGTACCCATTAAGTCTGGTCCTTTCCATCCCATTGATACAATGTTATGAGAAACGTTATTTAAGTTAACAACAGATGAGTCAGGGTGATCTAATTCTCCCAACGCTCTACGTTCAGCAATAAATGTATTTTCATACTTCTTAGCTTCGCGCATTAATATTTCCATTGGATACACACGTCCATTTTGGTTACGTGCATCAGCTCTTTGAAGAACTCCAGTAACAATTAATTTACCGTTATTATTTGCTAACGATTCATTAATGGATTGAGCTGATACTTCAAATACGCTGTAATCTACTAATAATTGCTTAGACATTATTTTAATCCTTGTATATATAATCCTGAATTAAGAAATTGTTGATGCTGGTCAAAACGTTTACGTTCATCAGAATATTTACGTTTTGCCTGTTCCATTGTCAAAGTTTTATTTTCGGCAGCTTTATAAAATTGTTGCCATGTACGGTTTAAAATCATTGTGACAATTCCTTTAATCTATTTGATAGTCTAACTATTCGTTCATTTATTTTAGAAAATCTTACACTTGTATTTTTCCAAAAATGAGATGAGTCAACACCCATTTCAGTTTTTAATCTTAGATTATTTTGTACAATCTTTTCCATTTCACCTAACATCTTATTAACTTCAGCAATTCCATTATTTACTTTTTGTGCTGGAGTTGATGTAGGGTCTTTTTTATAGTCTCTGTATGAAACTGCTTCTTCAATACTATATCCAGACGGTGCTTTATAATTAACACTAGGGTGGATATAATTTAGTCGTTTAAGAGCTTCAAATATAGCCATTATAGCGTCTGGACGTCTATATCCATTCTTTGTCGCTAAAGCTTTGACAAAGTTATCAACAGCTTTATCTAATGCAGGATTTGAAGCTTCATTTACAATAGATTTTACTCCGTACATTTCAGACATCATCTTTTTATACGTAGATTTATTTTCATTCCAAATAGGTTTGAATATCTTATTGGTCTTTTTAACTGGCGTCATTCCGCCTTGACTCAATGTATTTTTATCTACCTTTCCAAATGCCATTGGAGTTTGATATCCAGCTACTCCTGCTGTACTTGACATTTCATCTAACCCTTGATGACTAGTTAATTCAATACTGTTATCTGATAAAATATCAGACAATGTTTGAATCACTTCTTGGTCATCGGTTGCAAACACGTTAGTGCCGTATGGTACAAGTGATTTATTACGTAACGCCTTTCTTAATAAAGTATCGTTTTGTATAGCTTCCACTGCCTTACGTGCATCACGAACTGCTATCTCAACATAATATGGTTCATCAACGCCTAAATGATTTTCATCCATTTTAGCAACTTTACCTAGACGTTTATGTAAATATTTATCAGATGTATCAGCGTCGCCATCATTATCTAAATCTTTATCCTCTAAATCTTTAAAGTCCTTTCCAGCTTCTTTATCAGATACTCGGTCTACACTTTCATTTAATTGACGGAATTTTTTTTCCATTTCTTCAAGAAATTTCATTATACTCCTTGACGTTTAAATACGTATACTATTCCACTATTAGCGCTACCACTAATAGACAATATTGATAAATCGTATAATTGTTTAGCAACTAAGTCAGTCAATCCAATAGTTCCTCCGGCTGATAGACTAGCTGTCAATCCAGTGCCAGTAACTACTAATATAGATCCATATCCGTAATTTGACCCGGTAAAAAATGTTTGGCCGCCTGTATATGTTTGAACTGCGGTATACTTGCCGGGATGCCCTAGTCTTTCAAATTGACTTACTTGTGCATTTGTATATTCATATGGTCCTTGACTTGGCATATTATCCTTTTACTTTATTTAATTCATCTACTAGTTCATAATACTTTAACATAGTCAATACATCTTTATCTTCTATGGTATGTTTCTTATTGATTTGATTAAGTAGATTAGCAACTTCCGTCAATTTAATACGTATAACTTTGCT